CACCCTTGAGTCTGGATGATGCACAAATATTTAGATAGTCAACGAAGATAACATCAGGCACAAAAGACTTCTTCAATTTCAATTCTTCCAACAACGCTCGGAAGTGATTGACGTTTGCGGTCGCGGTCGGATACTCCTTGATAATCAACTTACCCTTGACAGTTTCCTTCAACTTCTCAATCTTTGTCTCATACTTGTCTTTACCCAGAAACCGAATATCACTGATGTCGATGTCGAGAAGATTTGCGTCGATTCTTTCGGCGATTCTTTCTTCCGCCATTTCGCAGGTGATGTAGAGAACATTGTAATTCTGAGACAAACAATGTGCTGCATGGTGACACAACCACATAGACTTACCAACACCCGTTCCAGCCATGACAACATTCAAGGTTTTAGTGGGAACTCCGCCACCCGTAATATCGTTGAAGAACTGTAGATCGAACGGAATTCTCTTCTCTCGCTGATTGTAGAAATCAAATCGAACATCATAATCCTCGATATAGTCGTGTCCGATGTGAGTGTCAAAGGAAACAGCAAGAGCATCGGAAAGAATGCTGGGAATAGATCCTTCACTCTTTTCCTTGGACTTTCCATCAATGATCTCGATGGACTCCATGATTGCGTTGTAAACAGCCTTTTGCTTACAGAATGATTCTGTCTCGTCTCTCAACCAGTTCTCGTTTTGATTTTCATCTTTAGAGAACGTATCGACATAAGATATAGCAGTCTTATATTCACCTTCAGTCAGATCCTTTCTCTTGTTCAACTGAATGAGAATGGCATCTTTAGTTGGAGATGCAGAGTACTTCTGATAGAAAGAACTTATTTCTGAGAAGATAACTCTGTCGATCTTTCCGTGAAAATAATCCTCCTTGAGAAAGGGAATTATCTTCTTGGAAAGATCGAAGTTGTATATCAGAGTTTCGAGAATAATCTTCTCGGTAAAAACGGCTTCACTCACTTACTGGTTCCTCTTTGACAGGCTCGCCACCATAACGAAATTCTTTTGTTGCAACTTCATCAAGTTGCTTCATAATATCTTCAGTGAAATACTTTTCGGGATCATTATAAACAGACTTTTCATAAGCCTTAGTTCCATCTGGGAACTCGTATCTTGTCGATACCTTCTTTACAATACCATACTTTTCTGCGAGTGTCAAGAGTCCATAGTAAGGATGCAGTCCGCTGTCGTAGTTCAGAAGAACGTCAACCATAGCGTTCTCCTTTGTGAATCTTGACTTGTACAACTTGCAGTGAACAATGTTACCAACAACATCCGTACCATCCTTCACCTTCTTCTTGGAGAGGAATACAATTGTTGATGCAGCGTACTTCAGTCCTGCACCACCAGACATCTCCTTCGTTGGGAACATTGAACCAACCTGATCATAGGTGTGATTCGTCATGATCATCGGAATACCTGCTGCACCCAACTTCAACGTCAGAACGCGGAAGGTGGCTTTGATAACCTGAGCACGGGTCATGTCTCTGGTTGTCTTTCCTTCGGAGGTATCATTCATTTCCTTTTCGGTTGACAACATACCAAGAGAATCCAGAACAATCATCATCGGCTTCTTCTCGTCCTTTGACATCTCGTTGTACTTGTCAACAATCTTGATTGCTTGGAATCGAAACTCTTCGACTGTTGACACAGGCATTACGGCAACTCGGGAGGGATCAATACCCCTGTCTCGAATCATATCAGAGGTAACCGCTTGCTCAGTATCAAAATACAGTACGACGCCGTTAGGATTATCAGACAAGAATTTATGGACAATTCCAAGAGTAAAATACGTTTTGCCAGTGGCCGATTCTCCCGCGAGAGCAATAATTTTATTATCCGGGATTCCTCCATGAATAGAACCACTAAGCAGAGCGTTAAAAATATAGGACCCAGTATCCACAAACCCAGTGATGTCGCTTCCTGCGATTCCCTTATCAACAATGCTAGCATATTTGTTCCCACTTTCTTTGATCAAGTCGTCAAGCATTTGTTTCTCCGTAATACTTTGTAATCTTTTTCTTTATACTCTGAAGAACATTCTTTTTCTCCAGAAGACTTTCATAAAAATCCGCTGTCACTTTCTTGTCTTTTATTGTATCGACAAGATGCTTGTCTGTCAACTTAGATTCCTTCTCAAGAAGAAGGTAGATCAGTTGCAGATCTTGAATCGTTAGTTTACAATCAACTTGTATGTTTTCCATAATTATCATCCAAAAAAACTCTCAAGACTTGCTTTCTTTTCGTAGTTCCAACCGACAGCCTTAAGAATATTGTTAAGAGGTTCCAAGAAACTCACGTTGAACTGCTTATCATAATCAATATAAGGAGTAAGGTTTAGTTCCTTGGGTATAGAGTTTGGGAAAGAAAACACATGATCTTTTCCATAGGATCCGGCAACTGGATTGGGCGTCTTGAGGTATATGAACTTGATTTTATCACCATCTATGATTGAACGATACTTTCTTTGTAGTTTCATCTTCTTCACATGATGATTATATATCAAAGCACCCTTGACTGCAATAGGTGTTCCCTTTGCATAGATGTTTATCGAATCCATATACTTTGTAATGTTCGAAACTCCACGGGGGAATGCAACATCCTCGGGGGAAAGAGACTTGAACTTCTTTCGGAATGAATCAACTGCACTGATCAATTCACTCTCCGTGCCATCCATAATGATCTTGATCATGGACTTCAGTGAATCACGAACAACCTGTGGGGTGGATGAGCGAGAAGTTTCAATTCCCATAATCTTAACCTTTGGCTCTGCATACCGAATACCCTCAGAGTCAAACACATTCAACATATATCGCTTCTTCGCTGTCCATACACCAGTGGATGCAATTACTTCTCGCTTCATATACATCTTGTTCGAGTATGCGTTCATGAGTTTGGCGAGTTCATCGTACTTCTGCTCGATGAAAGGTTCGAAAACCTTGGTACAAGCCTTGTCCAAGTAGTTTACGATTTCATCACGACTCTTACCAGCACAAGTCTTCTTCACAAGTTCATCCAGACAAATATAAACACTGTCTGTGTCAGATGCGATAACATAATCCACACCGTCAGTTTCCAGTGTCTTGTTCAGAAACTCGTTGAGTTTGTTCTCGATCCAACGAATACTCAACTGACCGGAGAGAGTAATCGCTTCCGCCATCTCGACATCGTAATATCGGAACCATTCATTACCGATAGCACCATAAGCGGAGTTCAATTGAATCTTACGAACTAACTGGAAATTCTTGTACTTGGCAATGTCGTTATCAAGTTTCTGTGCAAGCCCTGCCTTTCCGATCGAGGGCATGTTCATCTTCGGAATCTCTTCTCTTTGTTTCTCCGCTTCGATCATTAACTTCTTGTACTTCTTGCGTTCCTCGTACAACTTCTCCATGAGTTCTGCAAGAAATCCCTGTTGAGTTTTGCGATAGAGAGTTCCGTTTGCAGCGATTGAATAACCCTCTTGCTTCCACTCGTCAAGAAGATCGAGTTGCTTCCCCTCCAGTATAGAGTTAACAGAGATTGTACGGCGAGAAAAAGTCTCCTTCACCTTTGTGTCGGGACTTATGTTATACTGCATAATAAGGTGAGGATAGAGAGAATTGAGGTCGAAAGATACAATCCAATCATGCTTACCGACGATCGGATCCTTCACATATGCACCTGCATACTGAGTGTCCTTCTCCGCGAAGTTCTTCGGAGGAACAATAATCTTCTTCTCGTAGAGATAGTGAAAGATGATCTGATCCCAAGTTCTAACCTGAGAGAAGACATCCATCATGTTCACTTTACCAGAATAGGCAAGAGCAACCACAAGTTCAAGTAGTTTCATCTTCTGCTCTAGTTTGTGAACAAGACGAACGTCCTTGATGTTATACTCGATGAACTTCTGAAAGTCTTTCTTGTAGAACTCAGCGATGCTGTCGTACTCATCATAAGAAAGTTTGTTCTCGCCAAGTTCAACGAAAGCGATATGATCCAACCGATAAGACTCTTGGTTGGTGTAGGTAAATGTCTGGTACAGTTCGTAGTAATCAAGAACAGAAATACCAATTGGCTCAAAGACATCGTGATCGCGATTCATCCGAGATACCACCTTCTCTCGAATGTACTTCCAAGGAGAGAGCATCTTTGCCTTCTTGTCGCCAAGAACAACCTTAGTTCGCATGTGAAGATATGGGATGTCGAAGAACCGAATGTTCCAACCTGTCACAATATCAGGTGAAATCTCGTTCCATAAACGATAAAACTCAGCGAGCAATTCCGCTTCTGTCTCAAAGTTGTATGCGATTTCATCTGGATTCTTCGTCTTGAAGTTACCCAAACCAAGAACATGATACTCATCACCAACTGCAAGGGTAATTGCAATAACACGTTCTGTAGGATTCTTGTAGTCTGGAAACCCCTTCTCGCATTCGGTTTCGATATCAATGTAGGCAATCACAAGATCATCGAAGTCGTATTCCATTTCGCCTGGAAACTCGTCGGCAATATAAGAATAAACATAGTCAAGATTACCATGCAGTTCAAGTCCAACTGTGTTTCGGTGTTCTTTGATGAAAGAGTTGGTGTCTAGAATACCACCAACACGAAACTCCTCTAGATACCTACCATCTAGACTCTTCCATTCAGTCTCTTCATTTGTTGGCACATATAGAACTGGATTGTAAGGAATTGTTTTCTTGACTCGTCTTCCATTTTCCACACCACGGTAAAGAATGTCATTACCGCGAATCATCACGTTTGTATAAAAGTTCATTTATTCCCTTCGGCAAGAAACTGCTGATTGCCGCTCGACTCCGTTTTCTTGTCACTCACATAAGCCGATAGCAATACCATGTAGTTGATCACATCCACTATTGTATCATAAAAACTTTCATCTTCAACATGCATTTTCCCGGCATGTACAAAGGAAGAAAGCCTGCTCAACTTATCGGTAACTCGAACAAGAAAGCCTTGTTCAGTATCACAAATGCCCATAGACTCTACACGGGTGAAGTTAGCGAATGGTTCATTTCCCTCGCTGCCTGCATAGTCCTTGTTCTTAAGAGACATGAGTTCTTTTGCTGCATTACAAATTTCTGAATGA